AGCCGCAATCTGCCGTTCGTCATGGTCGTCCCTTTCCTCGACCATGACGAACGGCCTTCTTGTGGAACTCGGCGCCGGGAAGAATGTTTGCTTCCTTCACAGCGCTACGACATCTCGGCGTCTACCGTTGCGATCCAGCCACTCTCATCCAGGCTGTGCTGCACCGCAGTTACCAGCCATTCTCCGTCGACCCCGGGGCGAAAACGCGACAAGCGTAGCCGACCCTCGGCTTGCAGGTCGGCTCGTCCGGGCAACGTCAGGCGCAGCGTTGTCGTGCCGCGCTGGGAACGACCAGCCTCAGCTGCGGCAGCCGCCCTGGCCGAGCGTTCGGATGGATAGACAGGTTTCAGCCGCCTTACCTGGGCAACGCCTGTAACCCCTGGCGGGCGCGCATCTACCTCGACATCGATCGATTCGCTCTGGTTGAAATCCCTGTATGTTGCCACGACCTTGTCATAGGCTTGCCGCCTGGCGCGACGCATGGACCAGGCCGTAACATCATTCGGCGTCAGCGACACGACCGGCAATGCTCGGCCAGCAGTGGTGGTGCCTTCACCCGGTTTCCAGATCACCAAGGCACCGCCCGCGGGCTTGAATATCAGGCCGTGATCGCGCGCCACGCGGGTCAACAGGTTCATGTCGCTTTCGTCGATCTGATCGATATGCGGCAAGACGACCTTGCCTGCGTCGGCAGACACTGCCGCCCGAAACCCGCTTTCCGCAGCGATCGTAGTCACCATCGCCTCGATGGTCGTGCCATCCTGCCAACTACGCGTTCTGGCCGTGCTGACAGGTTTTTTGCCGCCGGCGCTTGTCCCATGCGCTGCGGCATAGCCCGTGATCCGCATCTGCCCTGGTGGCCCAAGGATCTCGACCTCGTCGGCAATATACACTCCCATGAGCTGTGCGGCGAAAAGATAGCCGAAGGCAATGGTGATCTCGGCACCGGCGGGGGGCAGCTCTATTGGAAGCGATGGCAGGTGGTCGGACAGCAGGATGTCGCAGGTGTCGGACTGGATGCCCGCCGTGTCGGTGACCCGGATAGATCGCACGCGCGGCAGGAATACCGATGTCCTGTCTTGTCCATTCACCGTCACCTTGAAGGCAGGTTTCCAGTTTGTCAGTCCCAAAGCCGTAGACCCTCGGATTGAGCGGGTTCGGGAGCATCTGGGACGACCACCACCACACCCGGAGGCAGCATGGCGCCGAAATCCGCCAGCCGAGGATTGCCATCAAGCAAGCCCTCGACCAATCGCCCGTCCTGCCGGCCGTAGACCGCCCAGGCAATGCTATCGACTGTATCGTCATGCCGTGAAAGGTAGTAGCGCACGCAGCCCCCCATCGTAACGCGAAAGACGCAGGTCGAATTCGATCCGTTTCGGCGCTCCGCGCGCCATGAACACAGACTGCCGCTCGCCGATCTGTTCGATAACCCAAAGGCCCCAGACCTTGCCCAGACCATCGATCAAGGGCAGTGGCATACCCAGCGATGCCTGCTGTCGCATCTTGCCGATCTGTCGTAACCCGCCACGAAACTCGGGGAAGATCACACCCCGCAGGTCAATGGTTTCTGGACCAATTCCAGTAAACTGCAGCGCGTCGTTTGTGCCCATACGCTCCTGGCGCGCCCACCGATAGGCGGCGACGCGATTGAGTTCCTGATAAGCCGCCGTGTCCAGGCCGAACTTGTAAAGTCCCAAGCGCATCATCACCCAAGCCATCAGAATCCCTCATCGAACAAGGCGCCGCGCGCCCGGGAATGCAGCATCCTCAACACCTCATCGGCGATCTGGCGGGGGGATTGTCCCGGCTGGGCTATGATAGTGATGCCACCGACATCTATGTTCCATGACCCACCGCTTGCCACGGTGGCACCTGATGCTCGGCCGGCAGCCGGCCAGAAATCCTGGACGGGCAATGCCGCTGCCGGCTCTGCCATCAAGGCCCCGCCCAGCGCCGCAGCACGCGTAGCCAGAGCCACCATCTGGCCCAGCTGTCGGTTCGTGGCGATGAAGCCCGCTCGGTGTTCAAAGCGCAGCTCGGGGCCGCGTTCGCCGACCAGAACAGGGCCGGCACGGAACGGTCCGCCCACGGCGCGCTTTGGCACCCCAGTCCCCACGCGGGGGTCGCGCATGGTCGGGTTGTTGGCAAGATACCCGTCGATCTGGGGGCCAGCGTCCCCTTTGAAGGCATCGCCTATCCTTGCCCCTACCTCGGCCCCCTTGTCCCAGACCCATTTCAGCGCATCCATGACAGGCGTGATCTTGCCCAGCGCGGTTGCAAAACTTGACCCAATGGCATCTAGAATTCCCGATAGCGCCGCCTCGAGCCCTTTCCAGGCAGCGACGATGGGATCGAGCACACCCAGCTTTTCGAGGACCGGCGCGAGATAGGTGCTCCAAGCCGCGGTGAAGGTCTTGGCAATACCATTCCAGATCGTGGCGAAAAACCCGGCGGCACTGCTCCACATGGTCCTGATGCCATTCCATGTCCGACCAAGGTCCAGGGTAAACACGCCCCCAAGGAAGTTCCCAAACCCCCGGAAATACCCCTCGACGCCGCGCCATAACTGGCCGAACCACTCCTTCACACCGTCCCAGTGCCTGTAGACCAGATAGGCGCCGCCCACCACGGCGGCCAAACCGACACCGATGGGGTTCGTCATGAAAACCGCCGACAGGCCTCGAACGGCCAGCCCCACCAGTTTCAATGGGTTGAGCAAGCCCAACGCTGCCTTGCCGATCATGCCAAAGGCAGCGCCCGGTCCCCCTACAGCCGCCACAGCTGAAAGGGCCATCATGCCAGCGCGCAGCCGGGCGAAGCCTGCGACAGTCGGGCCGATGGACAGGGATATGGTTTTCAACCCCAAGGATATCGCCGAAAGCACCCCGCCCTTGCCCAGCAATCCCACGAAACGCAGACCGGCCAATGCGCCTCTGAACGCAATCGCGCCGGCAGCAACCGTAGCCAAGGTTGCTGCCAGCTCGGGGTTTGCCGCAGTCCATTCGCCGACCGCCCCTATCACCGGGACTACAGTGTCGAGCAGCCTGTTGATCACCGGCAAAAGCGTCGTGCCGAACGTGAGCTTCAGGTTCTCGATGCTCTGGTTCCAGCGATCTATGGCGCCTTGCGCGGTCTGAATGCGGCGCTTGTAGTCGACGTCCACCACCCCTTCTGCGCCCAGCGCCTTGGCACGAATGGCGCGATACTCTTCCATCCCCTGGATCAGCGACCGCAAGCCGGCTTGAACTTGCGCATCCTCGAACAGATTGCCCATTTTGGACAGATCGCCGTTCAGGGTCTTGTTCGTCAGTTCGGCAATGGCCTCGATCGGTGTCAATCCGCGTTCGGCTGCCTCTGCCATGGCTTCGTGCACGTCGACGCCGGCTTCGCCGAACTTCCTGACGGTTCCTGGTGCATAGATCTTCTGCAATACGTTTTGCAAATTGGTCGCAGCCGTGGATGCATCGCCCGTGCCCTTGCGCACCACCTGCAGCGCCGCCGCAAGGTCAGCGACCGCCGGAACGCCCTTTTGCCCGAGCCCCTGATAGGCTGCGCCCAAAGACGGGAAATAGGTGGCCATGTCGCGCAGCTCGAACGCGCCCTCCTTCCCAGCCTGCGCCATCGCGTCCAGCGCAGTTTCGATTTGGCCAGCCGGCACCTTGAGGTTGTCGACCGCCGCCCAGGACGCCGCAGCCAGGTCATCGGTCGCCGCGCGATATGCGACTGCCGCCCGTCCGATCGGCTCTGCAGCGCCCAGCGCGATATCAAGCGATGCACCGCGCCCTGCCAGCGCGTCGGCCGCCGCACCGATCTGCATGGCGCCCATGTTGGTGTCGCGCGCCACCTGCTTGATCCTGTCGCCCAGATCGCCCAGCTTCTCGACCGGCAGATCGGCTTTCTGTCCGATATCCTCCAGCACGGATTCGAAATCTGCCGCAGTGCGCACCGGCGCGGCGATGGCAGCCTTGAGCGAATAGTAGGCCCCGATACTGTCGATTACGCCGGCGCGCGCACGCTCAAGCGCAGCGTCGTTGCGCCGGATCGCAGTGCCGATCTGATTGTGCGCTGACCCAAGTCTGGCGCCGATGGTGCCAAGCTTGGCGTTGGCCTCGATCACAGCCTTGTTCAGGGTGGCCGATACGACCCCCCCCGATGGTAATGGTGGCATTAAGCCTCTTGTTTCCTGACGACACGAGGCAGCCCCTCTATCCACCAAAGAAAGCGGCTGACGGGCATGGCGAGGATTTCGCGCTCTCCCCAGCCGGTATGGCTCGCCAGGGTCAGCGCGCCCTGGCGAACATCAGATGGTCTCAGTCGAAAAAATGCTTCAGCCCTGCCTGCATCCGCAGATAGTTGCGCGATGTCATCGCCTTGATCTCTTCTGGCGAAAGGCCGCACAGGTTGCCGACCAGCGCGATTTCGGCCTGCTGCCCATCGCCCTTGGCGGCCAGCTGATCGGCGACCGTTGGCTCGCGCATGGCTATGATGGTTCCATTGCGCAGCGTGATGGACAGGCTGCCGTCGTGGTTTTCCTGGATGAATTCGGGAAGCTCGCTCATCGTTGCATCCTCAGATACCCAGCGCGGCGCGCTGCTGCGCCAGGCGGTCGACCCCGCCGATGATGCGGATCATGTTCACGACATCGATTTCGTGCAGGATCACGCCGTTGTGTATCTCCTTGTAATAGTCCAAGCGCATGGTGATGGTCAGTGTCGGCTTCTGTCCGGGCGTCCAGGTGCCCCGGGCGATGGTGGTGATGCGCCCGCGCATGCTGTGCTCGACAGGCTTGACGGTTCCATCATAGCTTTCGACCGCGCCCCGGGCGGTAAAAGGGACGGTCTGGCCCTCGGCCACGCCCCACAGGGCGAGGACATCGGCATCATAGGCGATCAAGGCAAAGCTTGTTTCCATGCCCTCCTGCCCCATGTCCAGCGCGACGGGGGCATCCATCCCGCCACCGCGAAAATCCTCGACCTGAATGGCCAGATCCGGGGGGTTGTATTCGTCGATCTGGCCTGCGTAGCCCTTGCCATCGACAAAAAGGTTCAGGTTCTTCAGAACGTCACGGGCTGCCATCAAACCAGCTCCTCAAGATAGTCCAGCGTCAGGATCGAGCGGAAGGTGATGTGCTCCGCAGGATATGGCGCGGTGAAATCGAAGTTGAAGTAGACCTTGCCGTCGGCAATGCTGCTCGGGCTGTTCAGGTCGGGATCGGCCCAGCATCGCCCACCCAACAGCGCTCCTTGCGACACAAGCGTGCGGATATAGGCGTTCACACTTTCCTCGACCTCACGCAGATAGGTCTTTGTGATGTTGCGATCCACCGCCCAGAGATGGGCTCGCTGCAAGCTCTCGTTCAGAATATCGGCCGTTCGTCTCACGGACAGGAATGCCCATTTTGGATCGGCAGACAGGGTCCGGTTCCCCCAAAGACGATAGCCATTCTCACGAATGATCGTTGCGATGTTCCGCTCGTTGAGAAGGTTTGCGCGACTGTTTGCGTCACCCATCTTGAAGTCGACAGGACGCGCGGTGCCCAGGACGCCGTTGACAAGCTGGTTCGATGGCGACCACCAGAAGCCGCGATCATTGTCGATCCGTGCAATTAGCCCTGCCACCCTGGCCGAGGCCGGTTCGGACCGCACCCCGCCTGCGCCATCGGACACCAGCACCCAGGGATCGACCACATATACCCTGGGCGAACCGAAATCGCCGGCCCAGGCGACAGCTGCGGTGTCGGTGGTATTGGGGCCATCGGCGATGATGACGGCGCGCAATCGCTCGGCGATGCCGATCATCTCGGTAACAACGGCATTGCCTACCGTTCCGCGCGTAACCGCAAAGGTGGCTCCGGCTCCGGCACCTGCCGATCCCGGCATTTCCAGCGCCGGATCTGTGGTATAGCCCGAACCGGGCTTGACGATGCGGGCGGCAGTGACTGCTCCGGCTGTAACCGTGACATCGATTTGCGCGCCCGCACCTGCGCCACCAGTGACCGTCAGGCGGTGCGTGCCGTTGGTATAACCCGATCCTGGCGTCGAAACGCTCACGCTCAAAATGCCGTTCGCGGCCCGCTGATGCGTAAACCCCGGCGCGCAAATTATGCGCGGCGAATGACCCAACACGCTTTCGGCGCCAAGCAGGGCATGGACACCTTCATACTGTCCCGTCAAGGCATTCGTGCCACCCAGGACATTTGCCACGGTTTCCGCCTCGTTTGCGCCGTCGGCAACCCTGACCACCACGACAACGGCTCCGATCTGATCCAGGATGCCATCCAAGGCTGCCGGCAGTGTGCCGCCGCCGCTGTGGTCCGGGGTGACGTCCAGCTTTGCCGCTTCGGCCCGACTGCCGGCGACAAGCACCGGGGTATTCAGGGGAAACGCCACGGGATCGGCACCGGGGGCAGTGCCGACGATGCCGATCACTGAAGAGCGCACCGTGCGGATGGGCCGCGGACCGGTGTCGATTTCGATCACCTCGACGCCGTGCAGAAAGGTCTCGGGCATTTTGCTCACATGCGGATTGATTTCATCTGAGCGAACACTCGCGCAAGGCCACCGGCCATTCCTCTGGCGGGATTTCGTGCCGGCTCAGACGCTGTGGCGCATGGCCCATTCGGCGGCGGCGCGCTGGGTTGGGGTGAGGGCGGATTGGGCGATGCAGATGCCGGTGAGGCTGCCGGCGAAGGCGGGGGTGCCCTCGCGCGATCCCCCGATGGCGAAGCCGGGCAGGTTCAGCGTGGCGGCGGCGATGGCGCTGGCGGCGGCGGTGCCGTTGACGTTCAGCCAGACCTCTCCCGACTGGATGGTCAGCCAGACCATGGCATCGGTCACCCCTGCCGGCAGGTCGACGTCGCGCTGCGCGGCGCCGATCTGCAGGCGGATGTAATTGCCCATCCCGGCGGCATTGTAGCGCCAGGCCAGCCGCACCAGGCCGGTGCCGGTGGTGTCCAGGTCCTGGCCGGCGAAGGACTGGTTGTCGGTGGTCTCGTCCTCGGCGGCCAGCACCAGGCGCAGGCCGATGCTGGCGCTGGCGGGCTGGCCCAGGGGGGGTGCCCGCGAGCTGCATGGTGGCGCGCGCGG